AATGAGTTTGGTAACATTTCCAAAGACAGCAGACGAGGCGAGAAACTGGAAGCCGTTTGTTATGAGCCACGCCTTGCACCAGAATGTACTTGCTGTTGCAAAGACAAGAATTGATAAAACTTGGAAGGCGTACATTGCTCCAGTTGATGGTGTCAATCACCGAGCTGAGGAGCAGTCAGTTTTGATGAATGGAACAGCTTTGTCAGAAGAGATTGCCAGACCGATGTTTCCCTACCTAAAATGTGTTAAATATGCAGACTAAAAAAAAAGTTGAAAAAAGTTAAAAAAGTTCTTGACTTCCCTTTGGTTTCTATATATAATTATAGGGTAGTTAGGATAGAGGTAGTTAATTTAACAAGGAGACAGGACAATGAACAACGAAACAAAAAACAGCAGTTATGTAATCAAGTTTAACAAGGAGACAGGAAAAATGAAAAACGAAACAAAAAACAGCAGTTATGTAATCAAGTCAATGCTTGATGCTTTGGAGCAAATTGGTAGCGCGTCAGGTGGTCTCAATTATCGCCTATCAGAAAGAAGCCCAGCTCAACTTGGTCGAGAGGTAAAATTTTCAGATGACGAAAGAAAGAAATTGATATTGGCATACACTAATCTTGAGGAAGCTAGGGAGCTTGTGTATGAGGCTATCCTTTCAACCGAAGAAATAAACTTGGGCTATACTCTCTAAAACCCAAACAAGGAGACAAGACAATGTACTATGTAAGAACGACCGACACTTTTATGAGTGGGTGGGGGGAGGCAGAGGGCAAGACGAATGTTCTTGTTTTTGAATGCGACTCCCTTGAGCAAGCAGAAATTGTCGCTGAAAACGCAAGGGCGAGGGGCGACCAAAAGAGGGTGATGATATTGACTCGAAAACCTTACTATAACAGGAGCAGATATTATCCACAGTACAAGACGATTGAAGACTATGCTTCTTGGTATAAGAAGGGCTGGTTTTCAGATGCGTAAAAATCAAAAGGAAAGAGTGGTTGATTACATGGAACAATTCGGTTCAATCACAAGCCTCGATGCTTTCCGAGACTTGGGAATTACGAGGTTATCGGCTGTCATATATGTCCTCAGACATGAGCAAGGGCTGAACATTCGTTCAGTCCCTGAAACTTCTGAAAACAGATTTGGCGACACCTGCAAGTTCGACAGATATGTTTTGGAACAGAAACCGACAGACCTTTTCGGCAAGGAGATGTGCGATGGCGAAAGGTAAGTTTGGAATTGTTGAAAGTCGTTTTTGGGAAGACACAACTTTGAAGGTCCTTGGCAAAGATGCCAAGCTCTTGATGTTGTATTTGCTGACCTGCCGACACAAGAACATCGTTGGCAGTTTTTACTTGCCACCAGCATACATTCAGAATGATACTGGACTAAGCGATGATGATTGGAAGCAAGTTTGGAAAGATATTCAGGGCAAAGGCAAGCCGAAGATTAGCTTTGATGAAACCGAGAGTTGGGTTCTGATAGAGAATTATATCAGGAACAACCCTCCGAAGGGAGAGAAGCAAATCACAGGTGCTATCAATGCGATTGAAGATATGCCAGACAATCCACACAATCAGTTCCTGCTTGAACAGCTACGAGAGCACACCGATGGCTTTGAGCAGACCATTGATACAATCATTGACAGGCGGAAGCCCGAACTTAAACAAAGCAAGACAAAGCAGATTCAAAAGCAATTACCAAAGGAGGCACACATGCTTGCCGAACTTCTTGCAAAGTTAATTATGAAAAACGACAACAGGAGCAAAGTACCTAACTTCACAAGCTGGGTTGATTCCATAGAAAAGATAAACAGAATTGATGGGAGGTCTTGGGACGAAATAGAGCGAGTGATAAAGTGGTGTCAGGCAGATGATTTCTGGCGAGGCAATATCTTGTCGGGAGCAAAGTTAAGAAAGCAATTTCAGCAATTGTCAATTAAGATGAATTCTGGAAGGAAGCAAAACAATGCGACAGCAATGAACAATGTCATTGCAAAATTAGGAGGCAGTAATGAGTGACGTGAATACTTTTAATCAGCAAGAGGCAGACGCAATCAACGACTTCTTGAGCTGGGCTGATGAGAACGACAAGTTTGTTACCATCAGAAGAACAAGGTGGTCTGGCGGAGAACACGAGCTTAACCTATACGCAGACGAAGCGGGTTCGTATAACTTCAATGTAAGAACTTGGAGTAGAGCTTTTACGGAACTCCAAACTCACGGACATTGGGAGGCACAAGAGAACCATATTTCAAAATTGCAAGAAAAAAGGCAGAAGCTCGCCGACAAGCTCGCCGAGATTGAAACAGAGATTCAGACGGCAACTGAAAGCATTGTTGAGGCAGAGTTGCCAAGTGGCAAGGGTGGTAAATAATGAGCGTAGATAAAACACATGGAAGCCCATACGATAGAGGCTCTGCGGACGCATATTATCGAAGAAGCAGAGACCCACACTATTATGACCACCAAGCAATACGCCACACCGAGCTTGACGACGAGCAACAGTCAGATTATGAGCTGGGATACAGCGAGCAAATCTCATCGGGTAATTTTAAGGATTACAACCCTTGGGTTGGAGACGAAACAGAAGAGGAGCAGGACTAATGAACAAGGCACAGGTGATAGGTAGGCTTGGAGGCGAGCCAGAAATGAAAAGTATTGGAGAAACAACCCTTTGCAATTTCTCAATCGCTACAAGCAAGAAATGGAAAGACAAGAACGGAGAACAACAGGAAAGAATAGAGTGGCATAATATCATAACATGGGGTAGGCTGGCGGAGATATGCGGAACATATCTACACAAGGGCAAGCAGGTTTATGTCGAGGGCGAACTTCAGACCGACAGCTGGGAAACAGATTCAGGCGAGAAAAGATACGCAACAAAGATTAGGGCTTTCCAGATGGAGATGCTCGGCAGTCGTGGAGATTATAACGAGCAAGGCAATGATGGTTACAGGCAGGATGCAAAGCCAGAAGAGAAGAGCGATTTTCCGCCAGACCCAACATCGAGAGAAGTGCAAGATGACTTGCCATTCTGATTTGAAGCCGAAGCTTGTTCTCAAGAAAAGCTATTACTCGCAACCGACATACGAGTTCAACCTGCCTTCAGGTTGGACTTGTCCGTTTGCGATTGAGTGCTTGACCCTCGCAGACAGACACACGGGAAAGCAAACAAGTGGTCGATTTAGAAAGTTCAGATGCTATGCTTGTCAAGCCGAGAGATTTCCAGCAGTTAGAAATCTGAGATGGAACAACTATGATTCCCTTGCAAAGAAAGACAAAGATGAAATGCATATGTTGCTTGGACAGATGATTGATGATGATGTGCAAAGGGTTAGGATTCATTCAAGCGGTGATTTCTTTTCACTCGATTATTTCAGAGCTTGGCTTGATGTATGCGAGGACAATCCACAAGTTGAGTTCTGGGCGTTTACAAAGTCGATACCGTTCTGGTCGCTGAATAAAGATAACATTCCAGACAACTTGATTTTGACAGCAAGCTATGGTGGTCGATTTGATGATTTGATTATCAGGGATAGATTGAAGTCTGCGAGGGTGTATATGACAAGGCAAGAGGCTGTCTTTTCTGGATTGCCAATTGATACCAACGATGATTTAGCAAGAAAGCCGATAGCCGACTTTGCTCTTGTTGATAACTTTGCAAAGGTCGTGAGGTGAAAGTCTGCAATGTCTGTAAAATAGAAAAGGCGTACAAGTACTTTTCAAAGTGTAAAGCAAGAAAAGATGGACATTCGGCGAGATGTAAATCTTGCGACAGCCAGTATGGAAAAGATGTTCGCTCTGGAAAACTCAGAGTTCACAAAACAGAAAAGACTTGCGAGTGTTGCAAACAGCTGAGGTCGATAGATAGTTACGACGAGTACAAGTCTGCTGTTGACGGCAGGCTAAAAAAGTGTAAAGAGTGTCTTGCCCATTTAGCAAGGCAAGCTGGGGTTTGAGGCGAGAATCGAGTGCAGAGAGTGGAAGAAAAGAGATGCACATTTTGTTGCGAAAAGAAAAAGCTGAACAGCTTTTACCCACACCCAAATACAAAAGATAAACGTGGAAGCTGGTGTAAGGATTGCTACAGGCGAACCTATGTTGAGGACAAGAAAATCGGTGTAAGATAGGGCGAAATTGGCGGAAAAAAAAAGTTGAAAAAAAGTTAAAAAAGTTCTTGACTTCCCTTTGGTTTCTATATATAATTATAGGGTAGTTAGGGTAGAGGTAGTTAATTTAACAAGGAGACAGGAAAAATGAAAAACGAAATTACACTAACAAAAGAGACAATCGAAAGCATTGAAGAGAAGCTAAATCTTGAGCTTCTGAAACGAGGCTTTCCAAATGTCAAGGTCGAGCAACATTGTGAAAACAGGTTGATTGCTGAGAGTGAGGAGTTTCAGACAACTCCAGTTATCTTCAAGTCAATAAGGGTTGAAGACTTCGACGGTGGATTCACAGTTGAAGAAGACTTGATTCATATATGGATTAGGTTACACGCTCGTTACGAGAAATTTTCAGGTGGAACTAACGGAACGAATATCATTGAGTTCAGGGCGGTAACAACCTTAGAGCAAGATGGTAGTATCGGCGAAGAACAAGTTTGGTAGAGTACAAGCTTGGTAGAGAAACTTAAACAAAAGGAGACAGCATGAACAAGCAATCAAGAACAGAAATCAGCGGAGCGATTACAAATAGAACGAAGAGCCATTATGAAATCAAAGCCTATAGCTTTAATGGCGAGGAATTAGTAACTCGTAGATTTTCAGTTCATCAAGCCGATTGCATTGATTTGCAACTTGGCAAGTTGCTAGTTGAGGATTCGGTTTTAATCGCAAACAACGCAATGGATTGCAAGGTTGATGTTAATTGCAAGGCTGATTCAAATGCAGTTCTTGAGAATATGGGCATCGCTTCAACTACCAGATGTGGTTGCTGTGACGAAGTGATTTCTGGAACAGGCACAAGGGTTGACGATTTAGGCGACGTCACAGAGTGGTGTGACTTCTGTGTAGAAAACAATCTTGATTCTTGCGAACTAGTTTAATTTAATAAAGGAGACAGACAATGAACAACGAAACAGAAAACACAGAAATCACTTTCGCAGAATCAGTAAATGTCGTTGCACATTTGGGAATTGCATACGAGGCACATATAGAATGTCGATACTGCGGGGAGACCATAAGCGTTCTGCCTCTTGTTAAGGAGTTCGACAGGAGAAAGGCTGAGGCGATGTATCGCTCACACAAGAGAGACTGCGAGGCGGAATAAGATGGTTACAGGCGGTTAAGGCGTTCATATTTAGCTCACACATAGAGCTTTAGTGAAATAGGTATAAGTATACCTAAATAAAGAAACCGTTAGAACTTAATTTAAGGGGCGTTATGAAAAAATTTGTAAGAGCGATGACAGGTGTTGCCGAAATATACGGCGAGAAGATAACAGAAGAGAGATTGCTTGGCTACTGTTCTGTTCTGTCGGACTTTGACCCAGAGATTTTAGTCAAGGCGTTGCAGATTCATACGAGGCAGAGCAAGTGGTTTCCATTGCCAGCAGATTTGATAAACATCATCGAGGGTGAGGGTTGTAGCCTTAAGCCGGAAGCGTTCAAGTCCTTTGCTGGTGTTCTCAAGAATTTGTCAGACCCCGAATGGATTTCAAATGCTTGCCAAGGCGATAAGAGAATTGCAACAGCAATTGAAGCGTGTGGTGGTTGGTATACGATGAGGCACGGAACAGAAGACACGAAATGGCAGAGGCAGACTTTCGTTGAGGCGTTCATTGGCGAAGGTCAACAGATGAAGAAAGATGACAACTTTGATTTGTTGCCGAGAGGTAAGGATTCAAAAGTAATTGCAGAGGATACCGCGAGGAGATTGAAATGAACTTTGCTGTTGACTTGGCAATGTGGATTGTGCTATGTATATTGATGTACAGAATCAACAGACTTGAAAAGAGACAGTTCAGAACGGCGGAGATGTCAAACTCCGCAGAGACAATTGCAAAAGAGGCAAGATACATTCACAAGAAAATCTGGGAGTCGTTAATTGAAGAATCTGAAAATAACGAAACAGAGTAATGGTTGGAAAGTTGAAATTGATTCTGACAACTCGGCTTTCGTGTTCACAGAACTAAGGCAATTGATGAGGTTTGTATCTGATACCCTTGCGAAAGATATGATTTCAAGGCGGTTTCCAAGGCAAATGTCACCAGAGGTTGACACAATAGAACAGCCTAACTTTTCAACTCAAGATATTGCAGGACAAGAAATTGATGTTACTTACAAGAAAACGACAGATGACTTGTAGTGACAGAACCCGACCTGTTGAGCTGGGCAACTACCTTGTGGCTGTCTCCGCAAGCTGGCTTGGCAGGTCTTAATAAAGTGGGATTGAATGACGGCAAGGGTAACTTGGAAAGCGTTTGAGAGAAGAGTGGCGAAGTTCCTCGGCGGTGAACGAACGCCGTTATCGGGTGGCAATTCAAAGATAACAAGAGCAGATGTCTTCAACGCTGGCGACCTATTCATAGAGGCAAAACTCCGAGCAAGACCAGCTATCTGGACACTTTACGAATCAACAAAAGAACAGGCAAGAGCGGAGAATAAGATTCCAGTTTTAGCAATTGCAAAGAAGAACTCAAAAGGATTTCTGATTTGTTTTCATTGCGATAATTGGCAAGAGGTAACAAGTCATATGAGGGGGGCAAATGAGAGTTGAAATGTGGAAAATCGAGAAGGTCATACCTTACAAAAACAACCCACGAGAAAACAAGAAGTCAATTAGAGTGGTTGCTAATTCGATTAGTGAGTTTGGGTTTCAACAGCCAATAGTGGTTGACTCGGAGGGAGTAATTGTTGCAGGGCATACCCGATACCATGCGTCGCAGTTGCTCCGCCTTGAGCTTGTGCCCGTCGTAGTTGCAGATAAGTTAACGAGGGAGCAGGTTACCGCCTACCGACTAGCTGATAATCGAACATCGGAAGATTCAGCTTGGGTTGATGACAAGCTAGCCGATGAGTTAGCCAGTTTAGCAGAAGTGAATTATGATTTATCGATTACTGGATTCACCGACAAGGAGTTGGACAAGTTATTGAACCCACAAGAGGTTGTCGAGGGCGAAGTTCCCTTTACAGAGGAGCTTATGGAGAAGCACAATTACATCGTGCTCTATTTTGACAATGAGATTGATTGGCTACAGGCTCAAACCTTATTTGGGATTCAAACCGTCGCTGGTTTGGATAGCCGGGACGGGTACGAGAAGAAGGGCGTTGGCAGAGTGTTGCGTGGTGGCGAGGCGTTGGGCAAGTTGGTATCAAGTGAAAATTAGCATAAATGCACCGAGCTATAGAAGACCTTATGGCGTCGAAACATTAAAGTACCTACCGCAAACAAGGGTGTGGGTCTGCGAGTCTGAGGTCGAGGACTACAGGAAGGCTAATCCTGAGGCGGAGATTATATCTGTTCCTTTAGGAGTGCAAGGCAATCTGTGCCGGATAAGAAATTACATTCTTGACAACAGCGATGATGATTGCGTTTGCTTGATTGATGACGATTTACAGGGAATGGGCTATTTTGAGACGGGTAAGGAGGTGCAAATCAAGAGGGAAGATTTTATGGATTGGCTTACCGTTTCAACAGTTGTGGCTATGGAGTTTGGGGCGAAGATGTGGGGCGTCAACATTATAAAGGATAAAAAGGCGTACCGTGAGTACTCTCCAATTTCAACCGTTTCGTATATAGGCGGACCGTTCAGTTGCCACCTTAGAAGCAATTTACGCTATGACGAGAAGTTGCCCCTGAAAGAAGACTACGACATGACCCTTCAGCACCTAAACAGACACAGGCTGGTGGTCAGGTTCAACAAATACTGGTATAACGCAAAGCAGGGGTGCAAGGGAAGCAATCAGGTTGGAGGCTGTGCCGTCTATAGGAACCTGGAGGTTGAAAGAGAACAGCTATACTTGTTACAAAAGAAGTGGGGGAGCAGGATTGTGGCAGTTGACAGTTCGAATTGGAGCAATAACAAGAAGAAGAATATTGACATAAACCCTATTATAAGGGTTCCAATTAAAGGAATTTAGAGGCAAATATGGCAAGGGGCAGTATGACAAGAACCAAAAGGCGTGAGCTTGTTGAACAGCTATACATAACGGGCGTGCCAACAGGTTCTATACATAAAGCCGTGTCGGAGCGTGTCGATGGTGGCGTGGCTTATGGGACAATCAGAAATGACATCTGGGCAATTAGAAAGAAACTCGCCAAAGGCTTTGAACAAAGAAAAGATGTTGACTACTCTGGCGAGTTCTTGAGCAGGTCGATGGATTTATACCGTCGGGCTGTTTCTTCTGGGGATTTACGAACCGCTTACACAATCCTGAAAGACATTGCCGTCCTGTTCGGCGTTGATTTGAAGGCTACCGATGTTCGGGTGAAAGTTGAAGCGTTATCAGAACTCAAAGGCGAACAGCTCGATGCCGAAGTTATTAACCTCGCCAAGTTAGCTGGCGTTGATATGGAGTTAATAAATGGCGGTAAGAATTAAGAACAGGCTTGCTCTTGCCGTCATAAAACAAAAGATTCTATACGCTGGTTCAGATTCTGAAAAGCAGTTTGAAAGTCTGAAAGCTCTTGCTGGAGTTCTCGGCTATTATGTTGACCCATTTCACGAAGCAATTATCCGTCACCAAAACAAAACACAATTCGGGACAAGAGATAAAGATTTGATTCTTGGCTTTCGTGGCGGTGGAAAGTCAACAACAGGAACAATCCTGCGAGCAATCAAGTACCTATTGGTCAATCCAGACATTAGAATTTTATTTTCAAGCGATACTACTGGAGCAACTCAAGCTCTACTTCGAGAAGTCAGGGGACATCTCCAATACAACAAAATCTTGGTTGAGATGTTCGGCGAGTTCTTTGATACAAATGCAAGAACAGAGCGTGGTCGCTATCGAGAAGGCTATGCAACGATTATGCAACGGCAAAATCTGTCGTTGAAAGAGCCTACAATTATCTGTTTAGGAACAGGCGGGCAGACAGCTTCTCGGCACTTTGATGTTGTCTTTGCTGATGATTTGGTAACGCTTAATAAATCCAGAACGGCAACTCAACGAAAGCATCTTTTGGATTGGCACGGCTCAACTCTTGTTGGTACATTTCTGCCACATACAAAGGTTCATTACCTCGGAACGAGGTACTACCCAAATGACCTTTGGCAGGTTCTAGTCGAAGGTGATTCAGATTCGCAGACAGGCGAGCTTGTGGGCAGTACTTTGCGACTTCCTCTCGTCGATGATGATGGCAGACCTAATTACCCCGAACGCTACCCAGTTGAAATTTGTAATAAGTTGAAAAGAACAATGGGGGCTTATCACTTCAACGCACAGATGCAACAGGATACTTCAACGGCAGAGGGCGTTGTTTTCAATTATTCAGATTTCAAATGGTGGTCGAATGAAGTTGACCCACCGCCAACAGATGCCGTCAAGTTTCAGTATTCAGATTTGGTTGCAAAGGAAACCGAAACAGGCGACTACTTTGTTAACTGCACAATTGCAATTTCAGAGCAGGATGGAGAGCGAAAGATTTGGGTTGTCGATTTGATTCGTGAAAGAGCTGGACTGAAAAGACAACGAGAACAAATCTTGAAGCAAGCTCAATTACATATGCCAATTGTTGCAGGTGTTGAGGCGGTTGCAATGCAAGCTGGATTTGCAGAAGAAATAAAGCAAGGAACTTTCCTGCCGATTGAACCTGTTACTGTCGGGGGGAAAGATAAAGTTTACAGGGCAAGGATTGTTACTCCGACTGTTGAATCTGGACAGGTTTACTTCCCAATGCCAGAAACAGAAATTGGCAAAAGATGCCAGCCCCTATTGGACGAGCTTTCAACTTTCCCTTTCGGCGACCACGATGATTGTGTTGATGCTTTTGTAGGTGCAGTTACTTTGGCTATTCTGCAAGAATCTGAGACAGGCTTTGGATTAGCTTCTGGGGACAGAGAAGCATATAGTTTGTAGGACCCCCTTAAAACCCACGAATAGCCCCTAAAAACAACGGTTAAAAAAAAGTTGAAAAAAATGAAAAAAGTTCTTGAATTCCTTTTGGTTTCTATATATAATTATAGGGTAGTCAGGGCAGAGGTAGTTAATTTAACAAGGAGACAGAACAATGAAAAACGAAACAAACAAACAATTCGGAATCAGCGGAGAAGGTTGGAGCAACGAAGACCTTATGGAAGTACTCGAGGTTTTCGATTACGCACAGAAAATCAGATATGAAATTGACAATTGCAGAAGAGGCGAATACGCTGTAGGCGGTAGTTCCATTGAATATATGTTGGAAGCTTTGGAAGTTTTAAGATACGGTCTTGATGAAGCAATCGATACAATTCAAAGAGAGACAGAAGAGGATTAAACCAAAACAAGGCGAAAGCCAAAACAAAGGAGACAGACAATGAAAAAATCAGAATTACGAAGAATAATTAGAGAAGAATTACTAACTGATGCTAAAGACGTATCCAAAGATGTGGAGTATTACATCAACACCCAAGGTACCAACGTTGGAACTACATTGGTATTGAGGCATAAGAAAAGTTTAACATTTTACTCGGTAAAGATTGGTGTTCGGTATTTGAAACCTTCTGAGGAGGATTACGAAGAAGACACAACAATTAGATATATTAAATTTGTCAAGATATCCCCAAAAGAAAATGGAAAGTATATACAAAGATTAGAGCTTGGAACTCTAAAGGCGTCGTCAAAACGCGAGTTTGAAAAGCTTTATTCTATAGAGTTCGACTGGACCAGATTATACAAGAGGTAGAAACAAGGAGGCAGACAATGAAAGCAACAACTAAAACAGCCTACCACCCATACGGCATGCCGTCGTATAACCTGGAAGCAGGAACTGCCGGCACTATAATAAAAGCGGATAATCTGCCCGATGTAGGCGAACAGCGTTATTGGTTCACACCGAGTAAGGCGAGCTGGCGCATAATGGACTATTCTAGTACAGTTGGCTATCTGTTTTTTGAGTCAGAGCTTAAACTAGCGATAATGTGATGGGTGGTGCTAGCATGAGTGTCTGGAGTTACAATGATGGCGGTAGAAGTAAATATTACAAGGCGAGGGGCGTCGGCGATTGCGTTGTTCGGGCAATCGCAATTGCGACGGGCAAAGATTATTCAGAGGTTTACGAGGAGCTTCACGCTCGTGCTGGGGTAACTCCACGCAATGGCGTTAAGGATAAAATATGGAAACAGTATCTTATCGATTTGGGCTGGAAGTGGACGCCGACAATGTTTATCGGTTCGGGTTGTAGGGTTCACTTAAAAGCAGAAGAGCTACCTAGTGGAACTGTTGTCTGCAAATGCTCAAAACATGTTGTTACCGTAGTTGATGGAATTATACAAGACAGCTATGACTCAACTCGTGGTGGAAGTCGCTGTGTGTATGGATACTTCACAAAGAAATTGGGGTGAAAAATGAAACTAAGCAAGGTTTATGACCGACCCACGAAGGTATCAAAGGCACAAGATTTCTACGAGTTATTGAAGGGGTTTGAGGACTCGCAGAGGGAGCACTTCATCGTTCTCGGTCTTGATACTGCCAAGAGGGTTCTGTTTCGAGAAGTTGTCGCAATAGGAACTTTGAACGCCTGCTTGGTTCACCCAAGAGAGGTATTCAGAACAGCATTGCGATTTGAGCGTGGTTGCGATTCAATAGTTGTTGCTCACAACCACCCAAGCGGTAGTTCAAAACCGAGTGCTGAAGACCAGAACTTGACCAAGAGGCTGGAGGAGTGCGGGGAGCTACTCGGCGTTAAGTTGATTGACAGCTTGATTGTTTTCAAGGGTGGAGTAGCGAGTATTTAGGCTCAATAGATACCCCATCTTATAACTTCGGATAGGGTATCTTCCTTTCTATGATACCCCTCCGATATAAATAGAAGTAGATATAGAAGTAGATGTAGATATATACCTTACCCGTCAGAGCTTCATAATTAAGCTCTAACAGGTTTTCGATTGGCTTTATATAAGTATACCAATAACGGCAAAACTCCCTATATACGAGAGATTCGACCCATTAACAATCGTTATTTTATAACTATTTGCAACAGATTGGCAATTATGGTATAATGTATGAATCAAAGGAGTTCTACTTGGGCATTCTTAACCTGTTTGCAAATGGCTCTAAAGTTGAAGAGCCGAAAGCTAAAACACCTAACATTCAAGAAAAAGCAATTACTACCGAAGCAGATTTGTTTGGTGCTTATGGCATAGAATTTTCTGACTCGGATTTGGCTGTTGAAGATTTCCGAGAAATGATAGATAGCGACCCTCAGGTTCGTGCAAGTTGTCAGTTCAAAACTCTGGCGAGATTGTCGAGTGGTTGGAGAATCGACCCAGCAAGCAAAGATGATTACGATGTTGAGATTGCCGAGTTTGTAAATGATTCGTTGCAGATGATGGACGGAACGATTACAACGCTCTTGCGAAGCTTGATGTCTGCGATGTCTTTCGGTACATCGGTCCACGAGATTGTTTACAAGCCAATTGAACAAGGCAAGTGGACAGGCAAGTTTGGATTGCGAGCAATCAAACCGAAGAAGCCAGAGACATTCAAGTTTGAAACTGATGACTTTGGCAATATGACTTCCCTGTTGCAAAGAAAAGACCAGCAAGGCAAATCTTTCCGAAAGCTCGACCCCGATTACTTTGTAATTTGGAACTACGAATCACAAGGAGATTTCAAAGGCAAGTCAGAGCTTACTTCGGCGTATCGCTATTACAAGGCGAAGCAACTTCTGTCGATGGTCTGGAATGTTTACCTTGAGAAATACGCAAGCCCGACACCAGTTGCAAAGCACAAGCGAGGTGCAGGCACAACCGAGAAGCAGTCGGTTCTGAACTTCATTTCAAAGCTACACATCAAGAAAGCAATAGTTGTTCCAGAAGACTGGCAACTTGAATTGCTGGAAGGTGGCAGGAGTGGAGGCGATTACGAATCTGCAATCAAGTATTGTGACAGAATGATAAGCCGTTCAATTCTGATTCCTCAACTGCTTGTCGACGAAGGCGACAGAGGAAGCTACGCACTTGGCAAACAACACAGCGACAACTTTACTTGGGTCTTGGACGCTATTGGTGAAGAGGTTTCGGAGTCAATTATTGGCGAGCAAATAATCAAACGGCTTGTTGATTTCAACTTTGCAAATGTTGAGAAGTACCCGACTTTCAAGTTTGAACCGTTCGATTCGGTCAACTTCAAAGAGGTAGCTGACTCCTTTGTTAAGCTTGTTGGCTCTGGAATTATGAGCCCCAATGAAACTTACATCAGGGAGAAACTAGAGATTCCAGTTTCAGATGTTGAAGCCGAAACTCCAGTTGATATTGAACCAGAAGCTCCAGTTGATATTGAACCAGAAACAGGTTTGACAGACAAAGAGTTTGCTCAAGTAGAGTCCACATCTTTACACCTCAAGAAATGTAACTATGAAGAAATAAAAGAGTCGCTGGACTCTCTTGAGCTTTCTACGTCAAAACTTTTGGCTGGCGTTACTCAAGAAATGCTTGACGGATTATTGAAATCTATCAAGAAAAAGAAGCTTGTCGAGAACCGAGACTTTGCTGGCGTTGATAAGTTACAGCTTGTCGGTGTCGGTAAATTCAAATCGGTACTTGAAGCAACCCTTGTGCAGTCGCTCCATAAAGGAGTGGCTGACGCATTGGGTGAAGTCGAGCGAGGATTGAAAGATACAGGCGTTGAGTTCGTGCCAAAGTTCAAAGATAAGATGAAGAGCAATTACGCTGGCGAAGAGTACGACACCTTGAAAGATGTTCTCGCCTTCTGGTCAACGAAAGTTCCAGTTCAGAAATACCTGATGAAGTACTATGTCAGGCAGGCTTTTACAATTTCAGGAGTTCACCGAGACAGGCTTTTATCGCAAGCCCAAATCATCTTGCAAAAAGGAATCAAGAACCACGCAAGCTATACACAAGTGGCAAACGAGCTAACAACTTTATTTCAACCGTACCTTGAAACAGCAGGAGCGATTGATGCAGGTCTGGCGAATCCATACAGAATCAACAACATCGTTCGTACGAATATGAGCGAAGCATATAACTCTGGCAGGTGGGACCTATTCCACGACCCAGAGGTTATAGGTTTCATAAAGGCGTTTGAATACTCGGCAGTTATCGATGACAGAACAACACCGTTCTGCGAGGATTGGAACGAGGAAGTTTTAAGAGCAGACGACCCGCAGTTGAACGGAATCAATCCACCGAACCATTACCAATGTCGTTCAATTTTGATTCCAATTGTTGAGGGCGAGAAATTCAAGCTAACACAATCAAAGCCATCAAGCGAACCAGCTGAAGGCTTCAGAATTTAGGGAGTAGAAATGCTAACAGAAAAGCAAGCAGTCCACGCAATGAGTCCAAGTTTGGACTTCCGCTCAACAGTTGACACAGCCAGATATACGAAAGCCGTGTACCTTGCGTCAACAGCTGATGGCGATTCCTTTGATGTTCACAACGAAGTAACAGACGCAGATATTACATTTGTAACTGGTGGAGCATTTTATCCATTGCGAACCAAAACCGCAATTACACTTGCTAGCTATACTGTTATTTACTTGTACTGAAGGCAGGAGTGATGTTGATGTTTTCTCTTGGGGTAGGCATGACGAGCAATCCAACTTTATCAGGCGGACGAGGTGGCTTGCCTGTTATGGGACCAATATCTTACAACTGGCAGTCAGGTGGCGTTAATTGCGTCTTCACATTAATAAGTTTCAATTGCACTGGCAGAATCAAAGTCAAAGTCTATCACGACACCACCTCAACTTGGAAAGAGTCGGCTTGGTCTTCACCACCAGCAACAAGCGAG